GGTATGCACAAACTGAGTTACTATATGACGTTTGGCAAAAGTGGCGTAATGTATCCGGAAAAAACATCTGGTGTATTAGCACCATGATGACTCAACAGCCAGTCGATCCTCCTATCCCTGGACAAGAAGAAATTGTTATGAGCCAATACCGCACACAGAAACAAGCATTGGAAGAAGCAGTTAACCAACTACGGGCAAAGTCAGGTAGTTGCAGGATAGTAATTATTAGACCAGGCGGAGTGGCGACACTTGATGGTCAAGAACCTGATGATAGATTATGTGATGTAGATAAGTGGGCAAATCTTGTAATTGATACGATGGCAAACGCAGATGCACAAGGTATGCATTTTACAGAATTATCATTAGGCAGATCAAGCAGAGTAGTAGGTGTATGAAGCCAAAAGATTACCTAACTAATAAAAAGTTCTGCCCTATGCCTTGGACTGGGTTAATGTATAATGTTGACGGAAAGGTTAAGAATTGTATTCGTAGTGCTAACGAGATAGGCAATATAAAAGACACTGATATTAAAGACATCCTTACGGGAAAACTAAACACACAAACACAAGATAATATGTTATGCGGTAAACCAGGAGTTAATTGCAGTCCTTGTTATGATCTAGAAAAACAAGACAAGACAGTTGATATGTCGATTATCAGTGATCGTGTGTTTTATCTTAAAGAGCTACGTGATGTTAGTTTAGATACTTATGACACCACCGGAACGCATGAATTACATACTATTGATGTTAGATGGAGCAACCTATGCAATATGGCATGTGTGTATTGTAGCCCACAGTTTAGCAGTAAGTGGGCAAGTGAACTAGGCAGGAAAATTGATACTCCGACCGAACAGCAACAACAAAACTTCAAAGATTACATATTCAGCAATGCTAAACAATTAAAACATGTATACATGGCAGGGGGAGAACCCTTGTTAATGAAAGAAAACATTGAGCTACTAGAACTTTTAAAACAGGTTAACCCAGATGTTAATTTAAGGATTAACACAAATTTAAGTAAGGTAGACACAAATGTATTTAATCTAATCTGCGGATTTAAGGATGTGCATTGGACAGTAAGTTGTGAGACAACTCACGAAGAATACGAATACATAAGACACGGTGGTTCATGGAAAGACTTTGAAGATAATTTGATTACCATTCAGAAACTTGACCATCGTATTACCTTTAACATGCTACATTTTCTACTAAACTATAACTCAATATTTGCATGTATTGATTACTTTAAACAACAAGGGGTTCATAATAATAGTTTTATCATTGGTCCTATGCTAACACCGCTATACTTAAATATTTGCAATCTGCCTAACAATGTGCTACAATTTATAAAGTTAGAGTTAACCAAGCGTATAAATGAACACCCTGGGTTTTTGCTTGAAAATAGCTATAGGAACATGTTAAAATATTTAGATACCCCGTTTGAAAAGAATTTGTCTCAGTCTTTTAAAGAACTCCAGATTATGGACAAGAGACGAAATTTAGATAGTAGTAAGATTTTTTTAGATTTATATAAGATAGGAAACAACAATGGCTAAAGCATTTGACGTAAGTAAGTTCCGCAAGGATATCACAAAGAGTATTGATGGACTTAGTATTGGATTCCATGATCCTACCGATTGGATTAGTACTGGCAACTATGCGCTTAACTATTTGGTAAGTGGAGACTTCCACAAAGGGGTTCCACTAGGCAAAGTAACAGTATTTGCTGGTGAATCAGGAGCAGGCAAGAGTTACTTTGCAAGTGGAAACATTGTTAAAGCAGCACAAGATCAAGATATCTTTGTTGTACTAATTGACTCAGAGAACGCATTAGACGAGTCCTGGCTAGTCGCGCTAGGAGTTGACACTGATGAGAGCAAGTTACTTAAACTAAGCATGAGCATGATTGACGATGTTGCTAAAACAATCTCAACTTTTATGAAAGATTACAAGGCAATGGACGAAGAAGAACGTCCTAAAGTATTGTTCGTTATTGATAGTTTGGGAATGATGATGACTCCTACAGATGTTAACCAATTTGAAGCTGGTGACATGAAGGGCGATATGGGCCGTAAGCCTAAAGCACTAGCAAGTCTTGTACGTAACACCGTTAACATGATTGGTAGTTATAACGTAGGAATGGTATGTACTAACCACACGTATGCAAGTCAAGACATGTTTGACCCAGACGATAAGATCAGTGGTGGACAGGGTTTTATCTATGCTAGTAGTATCGTTGTTGCTATGCGTAAACTTAAACTAAAAGAAGACGCAGACGGCAATAAGACAAGTACTGTTAATGGTATCAGAGCAGCCTGTAAAGTGATGAAAACACGGTATTCTAAGCCTTTTGAGAGCGTTCAGGTTAAGATTCCGTATGAAACAGGCATGGATCCATATAGTGGGTTACTTGATATGTTTGAAACACAAGGATTGCTTACCAAGCAGGGCAATCGACTCAAATATACAACATTAGCTGGAGAAGAAATGCTTGAATTCCGCAAGGGCTGGACTGGCGATAAACTAGAAAGCATCATGACTGATATTGTTGCTAAGGAAAATATGATTCCTGAGGTAAATATGCCAGAAGACGCTGACGATGAAGATATGTCTGAAGTGCTTCAAGAACTTGAAGAGGAATGATACATGGATGATAATGAAGTTTTAGAAGAAACTTGGACTGTACTAAAAGAGTATATTAAAGAAAAACAAAGCGCTGCTGATCATTGGATTGGCAACTTAATTGAGACTGGCGTTGACGAAGAAACTATTATTGACTTAGCGGCAGTTGACAAATACTTGGCTAACGCTGCAGAACATAATGGTATTGAAATGGATGAAGACGACGACGTAGACGAGTACGAGTAAACATGATAAATTGGTATTCTAAAGTCACACAAGATCTCGGCAATATTCCGGGTTTCCTAGCTCATTATGAATCAGAGTTAGATATCGCAAAGAAAGAAATAGGGATACACGGTTTGGTTGAGAAATCAATTAAAGAATTACCTGCTATTACTGAGATACGGTTTAGCCAACTACAAGAAGTAGAAGCTGTTCTTAATTTTCTTAATATTCAACTTCGCAAAATTAGGCGAAAGCACTTTGTTAAGTACTTGGAAAACTATCCCAGGGCATTAACAAGCCGCGACGCTGAGAAGTATGTAGATGGTGAGGATGAGGTAGTAGACTTTGAATGTATCATTAATGAAATTGCCCTGCTTAGGAATAAGTGGCTAGGCGTTATGAAGGGCACAGAGTCTAAAAATTTCATGTTAGGGCACATAGTTCGTTTGCGCACTGCTGGCATGGAAGATGTACAGGTTTAAAATGGACTTAGAGTACATTGCCCAGGTTAGGCATGAATTTAACACTGAGTTTGATACTATGCTTGAAACAATGAGGAAGAATGTTAACTTTCGTAGTCAAGGAGGCTGGCGCCGTTATAGGGATGTTCAAGAAATGTTCAGTGAAACAAAGAAGTCTTTGGATTTAGCAGAGCATGCAGTATCAAAGTCTGCCGCGTCGCCTAGCAAGAAGAATACCTTAAATGTTACAAATAGATTAGAATCCTTTAATACTAGTTGGCATAATGCTAGAGAGAACGCACTAATAGGAATATTAAGGAATTAAGATTTTTCTTTTAGTACCTGGATATCTTCGGAGTTTTGGTCTATCTGATAGCCATTTAGTTCAGGTTTATGATTAAACACAACTTTTTCTAACTTTAGATACGATATCCTTTCGTTAGGGACATATCTCCAAATGTAATCTCCAGATGCTTTGTTAATTCCAAACACAGTCTGTGACATCCCGATCTTTACAATCAGGGCCGCTTCGTCGTCTAGTAATACATGATCACCTTCCTTAAACTGACTGTTCATAGAAAAAGCAATACCTTTTCCAAATTGCATTACGAAATCTTTAAACATAAATGCTGCGATCAGAATAAGTATCATGCCTAGAAAAGGCCCGATTAATTCTGATATGTGCAAAGCAAGTGCTTCTGGGTTATTTACTGCGGCGTTAAGAGTATCCATACTACTATTTATTGCTTATAATTTTTGTCTAATACGTAGCCATTGATCGCCTATCTCGTCAGCAAGCCATTCTATATTAGCCATATCAATTAACCAATCTTCTCTGTCTAGATACCTCAACTCGTTAAACGTGCTGGTTAAACCGTAGGCTAAACTATGTTCACTAACTACACTGGGAATACCTTGTATTACACTACTAACTCCTGCATTGCTAGAATAGCTAACTGTTAGTGCAGTCTCTTTAAGTTGATGCTCAAAATCAAAGCTATCATAGGTTTCATGCACTTGTTGGGCAATATTCCACTCACAATTTTGTTGTTTAAACCACTCTGCGTCTTTAACTGGGAAATGTAAATTCTCTCTAAACCTAGGATGACTTCTAAGCACAATAGGTTTACCTGAGTGTTCACGGATCTTAATTACTGTTTCCTTAAAGTAAGTTTCCATGTCAGGCATGTCTACCCACTGTTGGCTGTGTGCATGCTGGCCGCATACCAAGATGTATGGCTTGTCGTCTTCTTGCCAAGGTTTCATCTCAATGCCAAACTTCTTGACCCTATCAGGATTTACACCCACGTCTAGTGCAAAATCAGCGTCACGATTAATACCATTGATACCTAGTTTCCAGGTTTCGTTACGTATTAACCCACCAACTTCTATTACTATAACTGGTTTACCTTGTGCGCGATATCGATCCCATACCTCTTTATTTTTACCCATTTGTCCAAACCATAGCACACTCCATATTAGAGCCGCATCAGCGTCCATTTTACCTTTAACTAAGGTGTCTGTCTTTGAGATTGCCTCAATGAGTTGTGGATATACCAGGGTGTTGTTGCCTGGCAAGTTATTTGGGAAGTGACTTATTATCATTATAAATACCTTTAGTTATTATATACGCATATATTTATTAAAGGAATAACTACATGAATTTTAAAGTTTGCACGACCTGGCACAAGACAGGGTATAAAAAATACGGAGATCACTTTATTCAAGGATTTTGCCAGAATTGGCCTGCCCAAGTAGACTTAACAATATATGCAGAAGAACACGAGCCTAATACTTACGATGCAGACAATATTAAAGTATTAGATCAACATACTACACTTCCTGACTTAAAGTTTTGGCAAGAGCAACACAAAGACAACGATAACGCACATGGATGGAATAAAGACCATTCAAAGAAAAGTTTTTTATGGGATGCTAGCAGGTTTGCCAATAAAGTTTTTGCAATATGGCACATGATTGACAACACCGATGCAGATGTAGTAATATGGTGCGACGGTGATGTAAGAACACATTCCCCTATTACCCTGGAGTTTTTGCAGAGCATGGCTCCAGCACAAGATGAATTAATAACATACCTGGGTCGCAGAACTTGGCCTGAATGCGGATGGATGATGTTTAATACACGGCATCCGGACTTTAAAGAGTTTATGAAAGAATGGCGTTGGATTTACGAAAGTAATGACATCTTTAACCACGTTGAATATCATGACAGTTATATCTTTGGCGAACTAATAATAAAGTATAAAGCTAATGGAACTAAGTTTAACGACATTGGAGGGCCAGACGCATCTGGACATGTCTTTATTAATAGTCCGTTAGGGGCATACATGGATCATCTTAAAGGATTCCGCAAGGAGCTTGGCAGAAGCAACAAGAGTGATCTGCAAGGAAACTGGAGCCACACTGCTGAGTGGTGGAACGATATGAAACAAGTTAGTAAGCAACAAATACAACAGGAAAAACTAAAGAATCCACACGAATATGATGCTACTCAACAACAAAGAAGTGACGGAATAAAGAAATGATCCCAATGCCGCCACTAGAGTTTGACGAAGATTTGTATGTCAAACAAAAAGGAGAGCTTATCTATGCTCATTATCCTGAGCTAATGGATAATGTACTACATGCAAATTATGTTTATATGAAAGATTTTTTTCTTAAAACACAGTGTAGGACTGCTATTGATGTTGGATGCAGATACGGTGAATACACGCATTATTTACTGCATGATTTCATGCAATTAAAATGTTTTGAGCCTAACTCTGCTGTACTGCATAATTTTAATCGTAACATACCCAAAGAAAAAGTTCAGGTATGGGATTGTGGCATTGGTGAGATCGACGAGGTTGTTGATATGAGTGGCTCATTGGTTGTTAATGAAATAAACGCTAAACTTAGAAACCCTGCAAAGACAAGATCTGGTATACAAATTCGCCCATTGGACAGTTTTAACTTTAGTGATGTAGATTTTATTAAGATAGACGTTGAAGGCCAAGAGCTCAGGGTACTTAAAGGTGCTGTTAAAACCATACAGATATACAGACCCATGATAGTTATCGAACAATGCGGCGCAGATGTAAAATGGGGATACGGAGATCAAGAGAATCAAGCTGGTGCATATTTACAAAATATAGGGTACGTAAATACGGG